AAAGAGGACAATAAGATACAAGAAATAAAACAATTTAGAAACCTATTAAATCTTTAAAAAGATGGAAGAAATTAAAAATTTAGCAAATGACATCAACGCAAAGTTTGATGCAAATGCAAACGCTTTAATCAGCGTAAAGAATGAAGTATCTACGATGGTAGAAAAAAGTATTGATTCAGTTAAAGCTGAAATCAAAGCGGTAAAAGATGAAATGGATAGACAAGCTGAAGAAGTATCTCGTAAGAATGCTGATAAAGTTATGGCTACTAAATCTATTGGTGCGCAAATTGCTGAAAAATTAGATAATGAAATGGCTATTGCTGAAAATTCATTAAAATCAGCAGGTGGTTCATTCACTATGAACTTAAAAGCAGTTGGTAATATGTTATTGTCTTCTAACTTAACAGGAGATTCAGTAGCTACTTACAACCAACAACAAGCAATCTTGCCTTCGCAAAAATTAAACTTTAGAGATTTAATCCCTACTGTACAATCAGCGACTGGTACTTTTGTTACTTACAAAGAGAGTGGTTCAGAAGGTGCTATCGCAGCGCAAACTGAAGGTGCTTCTAAAGGACAAATTGATTACGATTTGACTGAAGTTAAAACTGTAAACGCTTATATCGCAGGTTTCGCAACCTTCTCTAAGCAAATGATGAGGTCTTTACCTTTTATCGAGCAGACTTTAACTCGTATGTTAATTCGTGATTTCTTTAAAGCAGAAAACGCTTCTTTCTTCGGTACTGTTTCAGGTGCTGCTACTGGTTCAACAACCGTAACTGCTACTGATGATGTTGAAGAAATTATCCAATTAATCGGAAACCAAAAGACTGCTAACTTTAATGCTTCTTATGCATTAGTTAGTCCAGCGCAAATGGCTCGTTTAATTATCTCTACTTACAACAAAGGTTACTATGCAGGTGCTGGTGCGGTTATTCTTAACGGTGCAGGTGGTTTAACTATCTTTGGTACACCAGTATTCGAGGCTTCTTGGGTAACTGATGACAAAGTGTTAATCTTTGATAGAGATTACTTAGAAAGAGTTGAAGTTGAGGGATTAAATGTTACTTTCTCTTACGAGAATGGAACAAACTTTGTACAAAATCTCGTTACGGCGCGTATCGAATGTTACGAAGCGATTAACCTTATGTTACCTACTGCGGCGATTTATGCTGACCTTGGTAACGCATAACCTACTAATTATTAATTAGTTAAAGCAAAATCGGGTAGGTACTTAATTGTATCTACCCTTTTTTTATATTTAAATATTGCCTATCTTTACAACGCTTTAATTAAATAATATGATAGGAATTTACAAAATCACTTCTCCAAGTGGTAAAGTTTATATTGGTCAAACGACTAATTATTCTAAAAGGCATAATGCCTACAAAAATCACAAATGTAAAGGACAACCTAAACTATTTGCTTCTATTGAAAAATATGGTTTTATTAATCATACAATAGAAATCGTTAAGGAGTGCCAGGTTGAAGATTTAAACTATTATGAACGATATTACCAAGAGTATTACGAAAGTGTCTTAAATGGTCTTAATTTGCGTTATACGGCTACTACTGATAAAAGTGGTTTTATGAGCGAAGAAAGTAAAAAGAGAATGTCTGATTCGGGTAAGGGAAAGGTTATGTCTGAAGAATGGAGAAAGAATTTAGGGTTAGTTTGGTTAGGTAGAAAACATACTGAAGAAACCAAAAAGAAGATGTCAGAAGCTGCTAAAGGTAAAAAGAAAACTCCTGAACATATTGCTAAAGTACAGGCTACTTTAAAAAATATGCAAATGCCTAAAAGAAGCGAAAAAACTAAAGCCTTACAAAGTCTTAATAGTGGTAAAAGCAAGAAAGTAAACCAATATGATTTACAAGGTAATTTTATTAATCAATTTAGGAGTTGTTCACAAGCTGGTAGGGAGTTAGGTATTTCTAATATGGGAATTTCTTGTTGTGCTTTAGGTAAAACTAAAACTGCTGGTGGATTTGTATGGAAATATGAAAATTGCTAAAAATATTAGTAACTTTGTATAATGTATAAATGCACAGTTGACATATCTTACAACGGTAGAAAGTATTATAGAAATAACTACTACGAGCTTGTTTTAAGCGATAAGATGAAAGAATTTATCAAAGTTGGGTACTTTACTGCAATCGTAGATAAAGGCGTTACAAAAGAGTTTAAAGGCAAAATAAAGAAGAAATAATATGGCTAATATTAAAATATCAGAATTAAATCCATTATTAACGGTAGAAGATGCGGATGTATTACCGATAGTGGATAATGCGGTTACTAAAAAAGTTACTGCTGCAATTCTAAGAAGTTACACACAAGGTAATTCAGTTTTATTAACAGGCGCACAAACTATCGCAGGTATTAAGACTTTTACTGCTCAATTAGCATCTTCGGTTGCTACCGGTACTGCTCCTTTTAGTGTTGCTTCGACTACTAAAGTAACTAACTTAAACGCTGATTTATTAGATGGTTTATCTTCGGCTGACTTCCAGGCTACTTTAAGTGGTACAGGAATCGTTAAATCTACGGCAGGAACTATTTCTTATTTAACAGATAATTCAAGTAATTGGAATACGGCTTATAACGATAAAATCAATTCTGCTGCGGTAACAGGTAGTGGTACAAATACTTTAACCTTAACTCAACAAGATGCTGGAACAATTACTGCTACTTGGGTTAATGGAACTCTAATAAGAGAAATAAGAAACAACACAGGTGCAACTTTAACTAAAGGAACGATTGTTTATATTAGTGGTGCAACAGGCAACAAGCCAACGGTAACTAAAGCTATTGCAACAGGTGATTCTACTTCTGCTCAAACCTTTGGATTTGTTCAAAATGATATTTTAAATAACGCTGAAGGCTTTGTAGTGGTTATAGGGGATTTAATTGGATTAGATACTTCGGCATTTACTGAAGGCGACCAATTATATTTATCTTCTACGGTTGCTGGTGCTTTTACTGATGTTAAGCAATACGCTCCTAATCATTTAGTTTATGTGGGTATCGTAACAAGAGCGCATCCAACTTTAGGTCAAATTGAAGTAAACATTCAAAACGGCTACGAAATGGATGAATTGCATAATGTGGCTGCTCAAAGTCCTTCTAATGGAGATATATTACAATATGTAACCTCAACAGGCTTATGGACTAAAATAGCAGGAACTACAAATGCAATAAGTGAAGGTTCAAATCTTTATTTTACTAATGCTCGTTCAAGGTCGGCTATTTCATTAACTACAACAGGTACTTCGGGTGCAGCTACTTACAACTCTACAACAGGTGTTTTAAATGTACCTAATTACGCTGATACGGACACAGGAATAACTTCTTTAAACGGATTAACGGCTTTAACGCAAACTTTTGCAGTAGGAACGAGTGGAACTGACTTCGGTATTTCTTCTGCTACTTCTACGCATACTTTTAACTTACCTACGGCTTCGGCAACAAATAGAGGTGCTTTATCTTCTGCTGATTGGACTATATTTAATAACAAGGCTTCTACTGCTGATTTAGCTAATTACTTACCTTTAGCAGGTGGAACTTTAACAGGTGCTTTAGAAATAAATAATAACGCTTTAACACAAGATGGTACAAGACCTATTTTTACTTTAAAACAAAGTGGTACAAGTAAATTACTATTAGGTATTGCATCAGAAGCAAGTGATATAATTGTAGGAGATGCTGCTGGAGATGTAGACTTTAGAACAAATAGTCAAGCGTTTAATTTCTCTGTAAATAACGGAGGTAGTATAGCGTTTAAATTAGCATCAAATGCCGCAGCAACTTTTTCTTCTTCGGTAACGGCAAGTTCATTAATTAAAAGTGGCGGAACATCTACCCAATATTTAATGGCGGATGGTTCTGTTTCAACTTTAACAAATCCTATCACAGGCACAGGAACTACTAATTACTTACCAAAGTTTACAGGAGCAAGTGCTTTAGGGGATTCTATTTTAAGTGAGGAAAGTGGTGGAATAAATATAGCACAAACAGGTGCTAATTATTCAGCTATAAATACAGGTGCAAAATCTACTTTTGGTTTACCTGCGGTAACAAATGTTAATTTAGCTATTGGTGTAAGTGGTGCAGGTTCTTTAGGTAGTATAATTCAATCAAGAGATAATGTTTCTCCTTGGTATTTATCTTTAAATCCTTTTGGTGGTCAAATTATAACTGCTAATGCAACTGATACAGGAGAACACTTTATTATTGGTGGTACTGCAAGGGTTAATGGTAATTTAGATGTTAATTCTACAAATATTACATTAAATACTGCTTCTTCACTTGGTGCAAGAATGAGTTTTATTTCAACTTCTACAAATGGAAGACAATATCAAATAGGCTCAAACTTTGTTACAGGAGCAGGAGAATTTTCAATATTTGATGCAACTTCTGGTGTTGAAAGATTATCAATTTCTTCAACAGGTGCAGCAACTTTTTCGAGTGGTGTAGGAATAAGCGGTGCAAGTGGTGGAGCAAGTGGTATTCAATTCCCAGCAACACAAGTAGCAAGTGCTTCAGCTAATAATTTAGATGACTACGAAGAAGGAACTTGGACTCCATCTTTAGGTGGAACTACAACCTATACTGCACAAGGAGGAACATATACAAAAATAGGTAGACAAGTAACTATTAATTTTTTAATAGGTGTTAATATTCTTGGTACAGGAAGTTCAAATGTTATTACAGGTGTACCTTTTACTGTAAATGCTACAAATAGGGGTTCTGGTGGGGTTGCTTATGTTGAAGCGCCTGTTGTAGCTTATGCGTCTATAAATCCTGCGGTTTTAACAAGCACAACACAATTAA